GTTTTTATACAAAATATAAGCCTACCAAAAGTAAACGGAGGCGATAAATTAAAAGTTACTTGGACATATTTTTCTCAAGACGTAACAGGAACAAGAGGAGTAGCTTTGATTTATATGAAGGCGGGTGCGGATTGGTATTTTTGGAATGGTGATTTAGGGTGGGAATATAGTCCAACACCTCCAGATACTACAACAGTTGGTTCTTATACAGTACCCGAATTTGGCGATCCTAATTCTATAACTCAACGAAATGAAGTTAGCTTTGAAACAACTCCAACACCAGCAACGGGCGAGGTTTATTTTCACTTTAAATTAGCGGAAGGTAACTGTCAAAACGTACAAGTGGGAGGATTTAGAATGGAAATTACGCCATCGTTAAAGGCGATTAATTATACGGCATTTGTTCAGGATTCAAACCAATATGTAAACACAATTGAAATACCTTTTGGATATTACTCAAACGCTTCCAACTTTCCATCTGAATACGGGATATTATTAACGTCTGATTATAGAGCTTATATTAATTGGTTTTCATACGGCAAGACTACAACACATCACGATTTAGTTAGCTTAATAACGCAACAATACATAAACATATTTGGGGTTAATATTATTAATCTAGATTGTAGCGTAACAAGTTTTTGTACTAATAACGGAATCATAAACGGTGTTAAGGTATTTAAGGCGGTGGATTATGACCCACCACAAATAAACATTTCTGATTACTTTTATATGTTAGGTAATTCGACGATTGATTGCGCTGCGGATGAAACCTCTGCGACGTTGCTACAAATCAATGGCGAGGACATCGAAGCAACTTTAAATAGGACTATAACATATAATTAATAAATTTGTACTATGGCAGACAAAGTAAACGGTAAAAATATAATGCTCTATTATCACGAAGCACCTTCGGAGGCTTACCCCGATGGACGTGATATTCCTTTTGCTTGTTCAACTAACTGCGTTTTTAACGTATCAGTTGACCAAAAAGAAGTAACGAGTCAAAGTTCGGCTTGGTATAAAGAATACAAAATTGATATGGCTTCGTGGACAATTAGTTGCGATGGCATTGTAACTTTAGACGGGTACGGATATTTAAACTTTTTAGATATTCAAAAGAATAGAACACCAATAAGTATAAAGTTTGTTATTGATAACGGAGTAGACGGATTAGTAATAATCAGTGGTACTTGTAATTTATCAAACGTTCAAATAAATGCACCTTGGAAGGATATTGCTACCTATTCGGTTAGCTTACAAGGGACGGGTGCTTATGGTACTTCAGGAACTTCGGTTAACCCAAGCGGTACGGTAATCGTTGCGGGTGGTGTTGTTACTGATAAACAATACACGGCTGCGGGTGCTGAAACAACAATAACCTGGACTGATATGATAGGCAAGACTTGTCTTTATGTATCAAGGGGTGGTGTTGATGTAAGGGACATTGTGGCGAGTGGTGCAACGGGCGAACAGGTTGCGTGGAACTCAACGACTGGGGTTTTAACATTCCCTAGAGCGCTTGAAAGTGATGAGTTTGTTCGTGGTTTATTCCAATAAAAATAATATAAAATGAGTCAACAGTTACAAATAACGGGCGGTGCTAAAGTTAGAAGTTTAGAAGGTGTTATCACGGGTACAACGGGAGTGTTAGGTTCTTTGCCTATTAACGCTTCAAATGGTATTCCACAATTGGATTCTAACGGTAAAATATTAGTTTCTCAATTACCTAACTCCGTGATGGAATATAAGGGTACTTGGAACGCTGCAACAAACACTCCAACCTTAGCCGATGGAACGGGTAATCAAGGGGACGTTTATTTATGTAACGTTGCGGGAACAGTTAACTTTGGTTCAGGTCCGATAGCTTTCGTAGTTGGCGACCAAGTTATTTATTCGGGTACTGTTTGGCAAAGAGCAAGTGGTGCGACGGGAACGGTAACAAGTGTTGCGGTAACTGAAAGTGGCGACGCTTTAAGTATTACAGGATCACCAATTACGACATCGGGAACTATTAACATAGGCTTTGCGGGTACGTCTGCTCAATATGTAGCGGGTGATGGTAGCTTAATTACATTCCCAACGATTGTAACTCAAGCGCAAAACTTAGTAACGGAAGTTTACAATGAAACAGGTGCAACCTTAACTAAGGGAACAGTTGTTTATATAAATGGCGGACACGGTAATTTACCAACGGTAACAAAGGCTTTAGCAACAAGCGACGCAACTTCCGCTCAAACTTACGGAGTTATTAGAGCGGATATTACAAATAATAATAACGGTTATGTAACCGTGATTGGTAATTTGGATAATTTAGATACTCAAGCGTATGCAGCGGGTACTCAACTTTATCTAAGTTCAACTACTGCGGGTGCTTGGACTTCAACTAAGCAATATGCTCCAGCGCATTTAGTTTATGTTGGTATTGTAACAAGGTCGCATCCAACTCAAGGTGTTGTTGAAATAAAAATTCAAAATGGTTTTGAGTTAGACGAATTGCATAATGTATCGGCTCAAACTCCTTCAAATAATCAGGGAATATTTTACAATAGTTCAACGTCTTTATGGGAAAATAAATCTATCGACACGGCTTTGGGTTATACTCCTGTGCCAACATCAAGAACATTAACTATTAACGGAACTTCTTATGATTTAAGCGCAAATCGTTCTTGGACAATAGATTCAATGGTTTATCCAAGTGCGGGAATAGCGGTGTCAACAGGTACGGCTTGGGGTACTTCAATTACAGATAATAGTTCAAATTGGAATACTGCTTATTCATTAAGAATAACAAGTGCAACAAGTCCTTTAAGTATTACATCAAATGTATTATCAATTAGTCAGGCTTCAGGCTCAACTAATGGTTATTTAAGTTCTACTGATTGGACTACATTTAACAATAAACAAAACGCTTTAACTAACCCTGTAACGGGAACAGGTGTAAGTGGCAGAATAGCTTATTTTAATGGAACTACAACACAAACAAGTTCGGCTTTTTTAACTTGGGATAATACAAACGCAATACTATCCGCTAATTCAATTTACAATTATAATAATACTACAAACGCTTATATGCTTTCAAGCGATGGCGAAAATATAGGTAGTATATTTAATGTATCTATAACAAAGTGGGCGTTAGGATATGGCACTTCAACAACTGCATTAGGTACTCCTGTTTTAACTTGGGATAGTTCAGCGAACGTCGGTATTGGAACAACTTCTCCAACATCAAAACTACATATAGTTGGAGCAACTTATTCAACTTTGGGATTCTTTGTTCCTAATACATCACAAATATCATTTACTACTTCAAACGGTAGTAATGGAATGAATGTAAACGGTTCGACGAATAAGGTTGTTTTTATGTCGGGAGGCAATGAAACTATTACATTGGATAGTTCAGCGAATGTAGGTATTGGAACGACAAGTCCATCTTATAAATTAGACGTTAGCGGAACAGGAAGATTTTCGGGAACATCAAGCGTATTAAATATTAATGGAGGTGGCACTTCAACAATGTATCAAACATTTAATACAACGGGAGGAAATTATTATATAGGCATTTCATCTTCTACTGGAACAGGATTGTTGAGTGGTGCTTCGGCTTATTCAATGGCTATTGTAACTGAAAGTGCAAGGGATTTAATTTTTGGTACTAATAATACAACAAGATTAACAATAGCCTCAACAGGAGCAGCTACATTCTCAAGTAGTGTAACGGCGGGTGCTTCATTCTTAGCAAATACTGCAAGTGTAGTTAACTATGCTTTAGGTAGTGCGGGTGCTAACTTTGGGCAAATATTTCCAAATGGTTCAACTGCTTGGTCTTTAGGTTATGGTGGTTCTTCTTCAACAATAGGAAGCGCAGTATTAACTTGGAATTCATCAGGGAATGTATCAATAGGTGGATTAGATACAAGCGAAAAATTAAATATTGTTAGTGGTAACATAAAACTTTATTCATATCAATATACTGCAGGAGATTATAGATACATTGGAAGCGAATACGCACAAGGAAACGGTAACAATAGAGCAGAGGTAAGATTTGGAATTGACACTACGGGTGATACAAGAACATATTTAGGTTTTGCAACAACTAGTGTTGGCGGAAGCATAACAGAAAGAATGAGAATAAATTCGGTAGGCAACGTAGGAATAGGAACAAGTTCTCCTGTAACAGTTGGTAGCTACCAAACATTAACATTGAATGGTCCAAGTGGTGCGGGTGCATATATGAGTTTTGGTGTTAATGGTGCTCAACAAGGAGCAGTATATGCAAATTCAAGTGGGTTAAGTTTAGAAACAACTACTGCTAACCCTATGTCTTTTTGGGCAAATGGTTCCGAGCGAATGAGAATTACCTCAGGTGGAACAGTTTGTATTGGTAGAACATCTGCACCTAGTTCAGCATATAAGGCAGCGTTTCAAGAAGCAGTTATGATGGCAGTAACTGCAAATACAAATAATATGGTAAACTTTTTTAACCAAAGTGATACCTATGTAGCTTCTATTGTAGTAAATGCTTCAACTGTTGCCTATGGAACAGGTTCAGATTATAGATTAAAAGAAGATTTTAAAGACTTTAACGGATTAGATAAAGTAACTGCTATTAAAGTTTATGATTTTAAATTTAAAGAAGCTGGGGATAGAATGGAAGGTGTTATTGCTCACGAATTGCAAAAGATATTACCTTATGCAGTAAGTGGCAAAAAAGATGAAATTAATGATGATGGCACACCAAAAATACAGAACGTTGATTATTCAAAAATAGTACCTGTATTAGTAAAAGCAATACAAGAGCAACAAGCACAAATAGAAGAATTAAAAGCTAAAATAAAATAAAATGGCAATAACTTACAATTGGGTAATTAACCAACTAGATACCGCACCAAGCGAAGACGGATTGACTGACGTAGTAAAAGTAGTACATTGGACTAGAACCGCTGAACAGTTTGTTGGTGGCGAACCTATCAATGTATCTTCATACGGAACTATGGCTTGTACTACCCCAAGTTCAACTGATTTTACGGCTTACCCTGATTTAACCTATGAGCAAGTTTGCGGTTGGTTAGACGCTGGGTTAGACGTTGAAGCTATCGACTTAGGATTAGACGCACAAATAGAAAACATAATCAATCCTCCAATTATTGTATTGCCTTTGCCTTGGTCAACTCAAAGTTAAATTTGGTAAATCAATAAAGGAAATCTTATATTTGTAAAAAACATATATTATGCATATCAACGAAACACAATTAAAAGAATTACAGGCTTACCTTTTAGAGTTACCCGCTAAGTACGCAAATCCAATATTCGAGTTCTTAGGGAACATTGCTAAGGAGCAAGGAGTACAAACGGAAGAAGCCACAAAAGAGGACTAAATGGAAAGTATTGCAATTTTCTTGGCGGGACAAGCCATTGCCATAATCATAGGCTTAATCAGTATCTATGTTAAAGTAAGTCTAAAACTTAAAGAATTAGAGGTACGAGTTACTATGGTTGAAAAGCAAGACGACATTATCGCCAAGAAACTTGACAATATCCAAACAAGTTTGAACAAGTTGTTTGTTAATTTAGAGAATAAACAAGACAGGGACTAATGAGAAACGTCGTTATCTTTTTATTGGTAGCGATTGCAATTTTCCTATTAGGCAAAAGTTGTAGGTATATTAAGAACGACCCAATTGTTGTAACGACAATTGACACGGTTTACCAGCAGAAAACTTTTACCAAGTACATAAAAGGTAAAGACATACCTTACAAAGTTATACAAGACAATAGCCGAATAGATACAGTTCGGGACACTATTACGATTGTCAAAGATTATTTAGCCACCAAGATTTACACGGACACTTTCACAATAGATAGTTCAAAATTCACAATTATTGACACTATTAGCAAGAATACAATTCAAGGAAGGCAATTTATGGCTCATATTCGTGAAAAAACAATAAGAATTACCAACGATATATACCACCCTGACAAGAATGCCTTTTATTTGGGTATTTTAGGCGATTTAAGGCGCTTAGACAATAATTTGGGCATAGGAGTAGGGGTTGGATTTAAAACCGCTAAAAACGACTTATTTTTGCTAAATATTACGACTAACCAATATTCGGTTGGTTATTACAAGAAAATATTTTAATATGAAGAATCTTAAAGCGTGGAAGACTACAAGTATCGGATTGGTGTTAATTATTGGCGCAATGGCGACTGTGTTCTTAGGTAAAGCAGATTGGACGGGAGCGTTAGTTGCTATTAGTACGGGAGTGGGTTTATTATTTACCCCTGATACAATGTTGGATAAAATGACTAAAAAGGACTAATATGATTAGCAAGAAATCTATTGACTTAATAATCCACTTTGAAATAGGAGGTCGTTCGTACTACGAAAAGGCATTGCAAAAGGTTACTTATCCTGGTGGTGATAGCGGAGCGACAATTGGCATCGGTTACGATTTAGGTTATAACACGGAGAAACAATTCCTAGCGGATTGGTCCCCGAGTTTAAACTTAAACTTTGTTAATGCGTTAAAGCCTTTATGCGGATTAAAAAAGGATAAAGCAAAGTCAATGATTAAAGGCGAGGTATTAAATGTTCGTGTTCCGTACAATATTGCATACGATGTATTCGTTAAGAGTACATTGCCTAGATTCTACAAAGCAACTTTATCAATATACCCTGAAATGATTCATTTAAACGAAGACACTCAAGGTGCTTTAGTTTCAATGGTGTTTAACAGGGGAACAAGTTTGTCGGGGGAGCGTAGAAAAGAAATGAGAGCGATTGTTGAGTTGGTTGCTAAACAGGATTATGAAGGAATTGCCGAGGAAATTGAAAAGAGTAAGCGACTTTGGGAGGGTGTCGGCTTAGACGGATTAGTTATAAGGCGAGAAGCTGAAGCGGACTTAATACGGGATTCAATAGCATAAAACAACAAAACCAACATAATGACAACAACAACCAAACGCAAAAGACTTTACTTCGATATTGAGGTAAGCGCTAACGTGGGTTTATTTTGGCAATCAGGATTCAAATTACAAATAGGCACGGAGAACATAATAAAAGAACGTGCGGTTATTTGTATTTGTTATAAATGGGAAGAAGACAAAGACGTTTATTACCTACATTGGGATAATAAGCAATGCGATAAAAAGTTACTACAAGAATTTATTAAGGTGGCAAATGAAGCCGATGAATTAATCGGGCATAATGGCGACAAGTTCGACTTAGCCTGGATTAGAACTCGTTGCTTATTCCACCGAATAGATATGTTCCCTCAATATATCACAATAGACACTTTAAAGATTGCTCGTTCAAAGTTTAGGTTTAATTCTAATAGACTTGATTACATTGGCAAGTTTCTAGGCTTAGGGCAAAAGATACATACCGACTTTAATTTGTGGAAGGACATAATGTTAAAGAACGACAAGAAAGCATTGAATAAAATGATTGATTACTGCATACAAGACGTTGTATTATTAGAGAAGGTCCACAAAGAATTAAACAATCATATCCCAGCTAAAACTCATTATGGAGTAATATTTGGGACCGATAGGGGAACTTGCCCTGAATGTGGAAGCGACGAAATCGCAAGAAGCAGAAAAATGATAACGGCAACGGGAGTAAAGAAAGTACAATATAGGTGTGTTACTTGCGGAAAATATCACACTAAAACTGACAAATAATGGACTCAAATATTTTAACTTTGGTCATTGAAGATATGCGTAAGCGTGAGGCAAAAGGTAAGCTAGAATACGGCACTACCTTAGACCGCAAAGATTTATCCAATAGTGAATGGATTTATTATGCTTACGAGGAAGCTTTGGACCTAGCGCTATACCTTAGAAAAATAATAGAAAATAACAACGATAAAGTTTATTAAAATGAGATACCCTAAAAATTGGAATAAAATGAGTTTAGCAGAGCAAGAAATGTGGTTAGTGAAGAAGTTAACCGAGTTATACACTATGGAAACAAGTATCAAACAAGCGTTGGCAAAGGTTAGAGGCGGAACAAGGTTTGAGGTAAAGGAAATTGACCGTCCCGACGAAGCATTATTAAAAGCATAATGAAAATAAAGATTATCCATAAGAAATTAGGTAGAGAACAAGCGCACGGCATAGCTGAAAGCGATGGGGTAATTTATATCGATCCTAGATTAAAGGGGAGAAAACTGCTTGAAATATACATACACGAAGCAACGCATTTACTTTATCCTGAAGCAAGTGAGGACGAAGTAATTGAAAAGAGCGTAATATTAACTAAATTATTATGGAGGTTGGGTTATAGAATGGTCGATAATTCGAAGCATTTACCCCTCCAGGACGGCTCTAAATAAAAAGTTATCTTTGTATTGTTGTTTTCATAGTTGGTTTCTCCCTAGTTTAAAACGCTAGGGAGTTTTATTTGGTCAAATAGTGAGAATGGACTAATTTAGTCCTAATTCATAGCAAGACAGACATAATGGTTACGGTCCTAAGTTTCTACTTGGGACCCTTTTTTTGCATAAATAACTGGACAAAAGTTTTCTAATTAGTAAACTAACACATATATTTTATTATAATAACTCAATGATAACGTGGGTTGTACGGCTTTAACAAATAATTAACTAAAAATAATTGTGTAAAAGTTTGGTGAATAAGATATGTTGATATATCTTTGTGTAACAAAACCAAAAGCTATGAAACAAATCAATGTATCAATCAAAGAGCAATGTCAACTTGTTGACAGTATTAACGCTCGTATTCACTTAGTAGAAAAATTAATCACCTCATTTCAAAGTATTGTATTAGTTGCCGAGTACGTTAAAGAGCGTAACGAACTAATAGAATTAAAAAACAAATTTCAATCACTATAAAACAAACATCTATGAGTTGGAAAGAAGATAACAAAGATTACATTAATGACAGTGTAAGCCTTACAAGTTCAATTTTAATTATCATTATCAGTTTATTAATCGGTTGTTTAGCCGACAACCTTTAAAAATCAAATGCTATGGACCAACTAATTTATCAAGGAAGACAACTAAAATTACACAAAAGAGCAGCTTGTTTGCTTGAGTTATTAAAAGAAGCGCAACGCAGACAAGAAATGTTTGAGAAGGATTTATCGTTATGGCGCAAAGGAACTTACGACGAGCCAATTCGTTTGATGTACAAAGAAGAAGACATTCTAATTAAAATAGCTAGAATGAACCAGGTGCAAAAGAGAATACTTAAATCCTATCATTGGTTAATCTTAGACCTTTACGAAATTACGGACCAATTTATGTTACCTATTAATACATTTTTATAAAACAATCAATTATGAGTTATTGGACGGCACCAAGCCGAAAATTAGACAAAAGTTTATACAACGACCAAAAACACGCAAACAGGATAATAAACGAAATTTGCGACTTTTACGGACTAACACACGCACAAATAAAGGGCAAGTGTCGATTAAGAGGATATGTTAAAGCAAGATTTATTTCTATGTACTTATTAAGACGTAGAACAGGATTAACCCTAAAGGAAATTGGGCGAATGTTCCACCGAGATCATACAAGTATAATCCACGCTTGTCAAACTATCGAAGAAGTATTATCCTTAAAGTATGAGAATGAGTACCAGGACGAGATTAAAAAATTATTAGAGATTATTTGATTTATTCACAAAATACCTTTAATTTTAATTATTATTTAACCACAAACCAACGCTATGAACGAAAACAACAATTTTACAACATCCAAACTTATAAACATTTATAAGGCATTGGCAAACTTCCAACAAGATTGTCCCGTTATCCATAAAGGAACAAATGGGCATAATTACACTTACGCAGATTTACCGCAAATCTTAGACGTAATCAATCCTCTATTACACAAACATAAATTGGGGTTCACTCAATTACTTGTTGAAGACGGATTAAAAACAATTCTATTTCATACTGAAAGCGGAGAAAGTATTGAAAGCGTGGCAACTATTCCGCAAGTAACTTTACGAGGTATGAATGAGTACCAATCATTCGGTTCGGCGATTACGTACTACCGTCGCTACTCCTTATCAGCGATTCTCGGTTTGGTTACCGATAAAGACACGGACGCTTCAGGTGAAAAGGAAACTAAGTTACCCGCATTTGTAAAGAAGCACAAATCAGTAGTGGATTTAACATTGGCGATTGATAGTTGCGAAACACTTGCAGAGTTGAGTAAATTGCATACATTAAATAAGGATTTAATTAATCCAGGTGTAAGCGCATTATTCACTACTAAAAAGAATCATTTGTAATGGAACAATTAACATTAGAAAAAATGATTGATAGGTGCGATATGTACCGCTCACTTTTTAAGTCTGCTCACGCATTTCGTAAGCAAGAATATTACGAGCAATGGCAACACTACAAAAACCTATTAAGCCAACACGCTAAAGATAACGGCTATAAAGTACAATTATATTTTAAACAAGACCAAACTCCATTTGTTCCTATGTCCGATTGGACCGAGCGTTACGAGGAGTACGGTTATTAAATTTTAACCTATGTTTATAAACACCTGTTGTGGATGGGAAACTGATTACCCAACCGAATTATGTCCCGAATGCTACGAACATTGCGATTGGGAAAACTTAGACGAAGAAGATAATTTATAACAAAATAAAACAAACCAAAATGATAGTAATTAACATCGAAAAGGAGAAAATTCAATGGAAGCCTGTTCAAACTAAAACAGGAGTAAGACACTTTGCAAACTTAGTAGTCGATAACCTAAAAGAAACCGACGAAAAAGAAAACACACATTCAGTATATAACAATCAAAGCAAGGAGGACCGAGCCGAGAAGAAAAAAAAAGAATACTGCGGACGTGGCAAAGAATACAAGTTTGAGAAGAAGGAATATTCAAAGCCTGTTAACCAACAAGAGAATGAGGATTTAGATTTACAATTTTAACAAAACTTTAACATAACCAACTATGAAAACACAAAACGAAAAAATTAAAGCCTATCTAAACAAAGGCAAATCAATTACTCCTATGGATGCATTAACTAAATTCGGGTGCTTTAGATTAAGCGCTAGGATCAAGAATTTAAGGGACGAAGGCTTAAAAATTGCAACCAATTATGTAACTAAGGATAATAAAACGTTTGCTAGTTATTCTATTATTTAGTATATTTGTCAAAAGGATGTCGCATATCCTATAAGAACTTATTAGGGAGGAGGATGAAAAGCAAATGCGACTTGCTTGGATTCCAAATCCCTTTTTTATTTTATGAAAAACAAATCATATTATTTTAGCCACGATTATAATGCAGCTAATGACACTAAAATTTTATTCCTTAGACATCAATTAGGAATGGAAGGTTACGGTATTTATTGGTTTCTTATTGAAAGATTAGCCGAAGCTGGAGGTAAAATACCTTTAGATTTAATTCCAATTTTATCAATGCAAATGCAATCTACCGACGTAAAAGTAAAAGGTGTTATTACACAATTTGACCTATTTACTATTGAATCAGGCGAATTTTGGTCCGAACGTTTACAAGAACATCTAGGATTAAGAGAAAAACTTAGTCAAAGCGGTAAAAATGGAGCATTAAATAGATGGGCTAATAGGGAGGCTATTGGGGAGGGTAATGCAAAGAAAAGTAAAGAAAAGGAAAATAAAGTAAAAGAAAGTAAAAGAAAGGAAAGTAAAGAAATAGTTTTTCCGTTTGTTAGTGAGGTATTTAAAAAATATTGGCAATTATGGATTGATTATAAGAAAGAACAATTTAATTTTACTTATAAATCAAATATATCTATTCAGGCAACGTTAAATGAATTAGTTAAATTATCTAACGGAAACGAACAACTTGCTATAAAAATAATTGAGCAATCAATGTCAAAAGGGTGGCAAGGATTTTTCCAACTTAAAAATGAATTAAATGGAACTACAAACAACAACTCAAGGGTCGCTCCAAAAATTACCGCCGAACAGTTACACGAAGCGCATATTAAATTCTTTAGCGAAAAATGATAAAGGAGGATTGTTTAATGAAATGTGCCGTTATCAAGAAAAGGGCGAACCGTTACCGTTAAGAGTAATTGAGTTGGTTCCTGTAAGTGAAAGGCTTCCAGCTTTGACGAAACTTTACGGAGTGGAAAAAATATCGGGCATATTGTCAATTGCAATTACAAAGGCATTAAATAACTTCAATTTAAGGGTTGGAATGAATCCTGAACAAATAATGAATTTAGCCTACGAATTAATAAAAGACTCCGAGCAAGACCAATTAGCTATCCAGGATATTTTATTATTCTTAGATGGATTGCCTAAGTTTAAATACGGCAAAGTTTATGACCGTATGGATATGCCTACCTTTTTTGAAATGTTGGAGAAATACAGGGAAGAAAGGCACCAAGCATACATTAACGG